GCCCGGATGGTAAGCGATGATTGGTAAGAAGTTTATAGCCCCGGCGCTTCCTGTACCCCCACTGGAGTATGACCAAAGGGAACAAACAGACTTAATCCGTGCGCTGCGGCTTTACTTCAACCTAATAGATAGTTACTTTCAAACTACTATACTAGATGCTTTAAATGGCGGAGAGGGTGGTAACGGGATTACTCTCCCCCATATTGCGGCCTCAGACTCTACAGATCAATTTGCCACGGCAACTAATACGCCAACACCGGTTAACTGGAATACTTTGACTGGTTCGTATCTCTGGACACTTAATGCACCGGGTTCGGCTACAGCGGGCGTGGCTGGGGTTTATAAGATTTCATATAGTCTACAATTTGCTAATTCTGATAACGCCATCCATGACGCCGCAGTTTGGATACGGGTTAATGGGGCAAATGTTGCCAATACGACGACTATCTTTTCTATTAACGCCCGTAAAAGCATTGGCGACCCTGCCTATTTGGCTATCTACGCAGAGGCTACCTTTGATATGCAGGTAGGGGATGACGTGGAGTTATATTGGGCCACCAACAAAGCCGCATCTAGTGGGGGAACTACCGGTATCTACCTCCATCATGAACCTATCCAGACTTCCCCTTATTCCCGGCCTGCTATACCATCGGCTCGGGGTTCTATAACTTACGTTTCGGCTATTCCCCCCGCTTGACAAATCGAGGATAATATCGCTATGCAACCACAATACGCCTACCAAACCGCCCCTATGAACATGATGCCCACATATAGAAAAGGTGGGGATGTCGAACAGACCTACGGCCTACGGAACGCCGCCGAGCAACTCCGCGAACGGGGTCGAGGGGATGACACCATCCTTGCCCACATTAACCCCCAAGAGGCTGGCATCCTCAAACTTCTGGGCGGCTCGGGCACCATCAATCCGTATACGGGTTTACCCGAATATGGTTGGTTTAAAGATACTTTTGGTTTTTCAACACCAAAAGTTATTAAAAGTGTTGGTGACGAACTTTATAGAACCGGCTCTAAAATTGGTAAAGAAATTGAGCGTGGTGTTGAGTCCATAGCCCGAAATAAATATCTTGGGCCGATTGCCCAGATGGCGTCTTATTTACACCCAGTGTCTGCGGCTCTGTATGCTGGTCTAGCCCCTGAAGGTAGTAGTTTTGACGTAAAAGGCGCTGCCAAGGCTGCTGCTATGCAACAAATAGCGCAGGGGGTAAAAGAGTATATGGGTGGTACCCCTGCTGGCGGTGGCGGACCTGACGTATATGACTTTGGGGATGTACCTTCTGGCGGTGGAGGATATGGGGGGCCGGGCGGCTACGGGCCGGGTGGTTTTGACGCGGGTGGTTTTGAAGGTGTTCCGGGTATGGACCCTAATATCCCTTCAGCCCCATCTGTAGGTGCTGTAGAAAACGCAATTAAATACGCAGCCGATCCTTATTCTACTGTTTCTGGCGCCCCTTCAATGGGTGAGTTTGCAAGTGCTCCTATAAATGCGCCGGTTGTAGACGGCTATCCCAGCGCACCTTCTGTTCCTTCTGCGCCTACTACTCCTTCTTACGGCCCTTATCCTGATGTCGCAGAAGTACCCACGTTTGATTATGGTCGTGCTGCTAGTGACATTAGTGGAGCAAGTGCTGATCCAAACATATTCCAACAAGGCTATGACGCCCTAAAACAAGGCTATAACACTGCGGCAGAAGGTATTAAAAATCTTGTTCCAGAGCCAATACAAGATGCTTATGGTGCAACAAAAGATTTTGTTAAAGACCTTATCCCGCCAGATTACCGTGATGCATTAAGTACTGCTAAAGACGTAGTATTAATCGGGTCTGGCGCTACAACTGCTTACGGCGCATACCGTACCAAAAAAGAACTTGACGCTGCTAAAGAAGAAGCAGAGCGTATTCTTCAGGACCAAGCAAATAGGAAACAAGAAGAAATTGATTGGGCACGCGGGGTGATGCGTGATTACCAACCAAACTATGAGCGTTTGACCGCAGAAGAGGTTCTTCGTGAGCGTGGTATGGCTTCTGGTGGTATTGCTTCTTTCGATGACGAAATGGGTTCTGATGACGAATTAATGCAAGGCGGTATCGCTTCTCTAGCCAAAGGTGGTTTGCCCCCTCGGTATTTACAGGGTGCTGGTGATGGCATGTCTGACAGCATCCATGCTCGGATTGGTGGTAAGCAAGAAGCCCGTCTGGCTGATGGTGAGTTTGTAGTCCCCGCCGATGTGGTATCACATTTAGGTAATGGTTCAAGCAACGCTGGGGCTAAAAAGTTATATGCAATGATGGATCGGGTGCGCAATGCCCGCACTGGTAAAAAACGTCAAGCGCCTCAAGTGAAAACTGATCGCTATATGCCCGCATAAGGAATAGACATGGCAACCACATCACAAGTCGTAACCTCAGCGCTACCTACCGCGTTTGAGGAGTTTTATAAGACCGGTGCGCAAGGTGTACCCGGGTTAATTCCGCAGGCGTTTAAACTTTACGGGTCAGGCACTCCCGGTAGTTATGCGGCTAATATTATGGATCCGCTTAAAGCCGCTGGTATGTATAGCGGTGCTGATCGTGTAGCGGGTTTGACCACCGGACAACAGCAGGTTGGCACACAACTTGGACAAATGCAGACCCCCGGGCAGTTTGCTATGGGTACGGGCGCTGTGGGTTCTGGTTACCTTGCTGCCTCTGGTTTACCTAGTATGCTTACCCCGGGGCAGATGCAGCAGTACATGTCTCCTTATGCGCAGGGTGTAGTTGATGTACAAAAAGAGCAAGCCATTCGTGATGCTCAAAAGACTCAGTTAGGTGAGAACCTTGCCGCTGCTCGCCGTGGTACTTATGGTGGATCTAGGCAGTTAATTGCGCAAACAGAGCGTGAGCGTGCATTAGGTACACAGTTGGGTGACATTCAAGCCAAAGGACTTCAAGCCTCATACGAAGCAGGGCAAAAAGGTCTGGAGGCCGAGCGGGCTGCTAGATTGCAACAGGCTCAGACTCTGGGTACATTGGGTCAGCAATATGGGCAGTTGGGGGTTCAGCAACAAGCCGCAGACATTGACCGCCTTAAAACTCTCGGTGCTTATGGTGACTACGAGCGTGCAATTTCACAGCAGCAAAAAGATATTGATTACTCAAATATGATGCGCCGAATTCAGTACCCTGAAGAACAACTTGAGAAACTTAGTGGCTTTATTCGTGGTATCCCAATGACAGACACAATAACCCAAACAACTACCCCGCCGCCGTCATTTGCAAGTCAGTTGGCTGGTCTTGGGTTATCTGGGTTAAGTCTTTATAACATGATGAAGTAAGGGACAGATAATGGCAATGGGGATTACTCAGGCTCTTGAACTTCAAGAAGGGCCGATTGACACGCTGGCAAGACTGCCGCAACAACAACTTATTCAGATGGCGCAACAGGGTCGGATTGCTGCCGATATGTTGCCGGTTATCCTAAACGAAAAAGCCCAAATGGCTCAACAGGCTGCAAATATGCAGGCCATGCAACAACCCATGCCACCCTCGGTAATTGAGCAGGCAATCGCTATTAATGCTCAGGCTGAAGCCCCACCCCCTCAAATGCAGCCACAGATGATGGCTATGGCACAACCACAAATGCCTCCTATGGATGCAGGGGTTGCTTCGCTACCTTTACCAGAAGACGCTTATTCAATGGCTGGTGGCGGTATTGTGGCGTTTGATAATGGCGGTATGGCTGGTACGTTTGATAGTTTTATGCCTCAAGGAGAATACGATGAATTTTCTAGTTATCAACCAATGTTTCCAAGTATTGGAGCAGGTAATCGACGGTACCAATTAAAACAACTTGGGTACACAAATGATCAAATTGCATCAATGACTGATGCACAACAAAATTACATCCTTAAAAATGTAAATGATAGACCGCAAGCGAGTGTAAAAAATGCTGCCGCTCGTGCTCCGAGTCCTGCTATCCCTGCCGCCGCCGCTGCTCCTGCTATTCCTGCCGCTGCCGCCGCCGCTGCTCCCAAATCAAAGGCTGCAGAAGCGCCGCAAGAGCCAGAATTAGATTACACTGGGTTTAGAGCAAAATATGGGTTGGATATAGAAGACCCAGCAATGGCTGAGATCCGCTCCAAACTTGCCACTATGGGTGGTGACTCTAAACTTGATCGGCAGCACGCAGCCAATATGGCGTTGCTTCAAGCGGGTCTTGGGATAATGGCAGGTACTTCTCCGTATGCACTATCTAATATCGGTGCGGGTGCTATGAAAGGTACTGAAGCCTACGCTGCAAGTATTAAAGATATTAAAGCCGCTGAGAAAGATTTGTTTAAGATGCAAGCCGAGTTGGCTAAAGCCGACCAAGCCCGTAAAGATAACAATGTTAAATCCTTTATGGACCATCAAGAAAAGGCTAAAGATTACGCTCTTAAACTGCGCAAAGCCGGTGTGGATGAGAATGTTGCACAAGCCCAGATTGGATACTATAACCGTCCGGGTCAGTACGAAGAATTAGGTAGGGCGGCTGAGAAATATCCGTGGCTTAAAGAACGCTTTACAGCCGGTGCTGAGAACCTTGAGATGAAAGTTCGTAGAGACGCCGAAGCCTATGTCAATAACCCAATGTTGCCGTCTCAAAACCCAACGCTACGTGATTTAATGAAAAAGGCTAAAGACGGAAACGTACAGGCTACTAAAGAACTTGAAGCATATAAGGATCAATTACGAGAGTCTTATATCCGCCGTAATATGCCGGGTGGGCAAGGGGCGGCTGGCGCTAGACCTACGGTAGACTTCGGTTCTTTACCTAAATAAAGGGTTGCTATGGATGTACGGATGCCAGATGGCACCATCGTCACCGGGGTGCCGGACGACATAACTCAGTCCGAGTTGATGCGGAGGTATAGCCTCCTGCAAGCCCCAGCAGCAGAACCCGAAGCCGACACTGGCTTTTTTGATATGGCAGGCCGTGCTGTTGTCCGAGGCGCTAAACAAACTGGGTCTCTTCTCGGCGATGTGCTCCCTGCCATGGTTGGTAAGGCCGTTGGTGCAGATGAATACGCTGCCCGTCAGATGGCTGAGGCCGCTGAAACCCAGAAAGAAATTGAAGCCAAATACGGTGCTCGGTATAAGGAGTTATCCGATGTCAAAGGGCTTGGTGACGTACTGCCATTTATCGCTGAGACCGTCCTAGAGCAAGTCCCAAATATTGCTACAGCCATAGTCCCCGGCGCAGGTGGCGCTGCTATTGGTGCTCGTATGGCGGCTGGGCAAGCGGCTAAAACCTTGGGGGCACGGGAAGCAACTGAAGCGAGTGCGCGGTACGCTGCACTTAAAGGCGCTCAAGGCGCGGCTTATGGTGGTGGGGCTGGTGCGTTCCTTGGCTCTTATGCTCTTAACGCCCCAGAGATTTTCCAGAACATTTACGAGTCAACCAAAGACGAAGCCACTGGCGAAGGCCAGATGGAGTTGGGTGCATCCCTCTTGGCAGGTTCGGTCTCGGCGGCACTTGACTCTGTATTGCCTGCCTACTTGGTGCGCCAATTTACCCCCGGCATGAAAGCCGGAGTTGTAGAGAAGTTACTAGAAAAGTCAGGAATGGCCCCCGGAATAGCCCGTGGAGCCACGGCAGGAGCAATAACAGGCTTTGCCACAGAAGCCCCCACAGAAGCCGCCCAAGAGGCTATAAGCATCGCGGCTGAGAAGTTTGTCAATGAGAACGCCGAGGTCTGGAATAGCAAGGACTTTAACCGGTTGATTGAGGCTGGTGTCCGGGGTGGCGTAGGCGGCGGTGGTATCTCTACGGTGGCTGGTGGGGTCAAAGGATTTATGGAAGGCCGACCCGAGACTAAGCCCCCTGCAAGGTCACAAGTTGATGTAGGCGGTAGTGCCCTAGATCAGATGGATAGGAATGAAGTTGAAGGCGAAGATGTTCCTGATACCTTTATTGACGAGTCTGGCGAATTTAGCGCATTGCAACAAATCGGTGCTGGAGAACCACGTAAAGAAACACCTGCTGCACCACCCGCTAATTTGGAGCAGATCCAAGAAGTCAAAGCCGAGATTGGGAGAGTTAGCGCAGCCATCCGTGACTTAGAAAAACGTGGTGCTGATGAAACCCTATTGGCTGACTGGTACGCCGAACGGGAAAAACTTCAAGACTATGAACGGTCTTTGCGCCGTGAGGGAGAAGGTACAACACTGCGTGCCCCCGGTGCCCGTGAAGAAGCCCTGCGCATGGCAGGTATGTCTGAGGAAGAAATCCAGCGTCGGCGTGAAGCCATGGGCGAGCCAAAAAAACTGTATCCGGCTACGCCTTACGATCAAAGTTTGACGTTAGACGACGTACGGGGTGCAGGTTTACCAACAAGAGAAGCCGAAGCCATAGTTGGTCAGGCAGCAAAAGGTAAGACATCTGGCTCAGTTCGCTATGTTCTCAACAATATTTTGGAAGGGAAGTTTAACTTTTCCGACGGTTGGCGAGTGCCGACTGACCAAGATTATGCCGACGCTAACGAAGAAACCCGTGCCAAATTTGACCGCCTAAAAGAAATATCAGAACTTGCGCCTCAGCAAAAATTACTAGCCCAGCAGATGGGGCTTGACCTTGTTCCGGCTACAGAAGAAACGACTCGTGAGTTTATATCGCCGATTGCGATAAGCGAAAGGGAGTTTGAGTTGACTGCACCAGCGGGGCAGGTTTCTGAAGAAGTAGATATTGAAGCACCGGCTGGTCCACCTGCAGCGCCTCTTAATTTAGTTAACGAGCAAAACATTAATCAACTTGAGGATATGCTTAACAGCCTGCAGCCAACTGCACAGGCGGATCAGGGCACAAAAAACTATCGTTCGTCGGTTCTTAACTTCTTAAACGATATTCGTGACTATCTCAAAACTGACCCTGCTAAACGTAAAGAAAACCTTAGCGAAATTAATGCGTTCTTTAACACCCTTGGGTTAACTAGCGATCCGGCGTTAGCGTCTCGTCTTACAAAAGACTTAAAAGGCAAGACTGCAGAGCAACAAAACGACATTATTAGGCAGCGCACCAATTTTCCTAAGATCAATACGCTACCCGGTATTAATGAGTTGCGGCAGAAGTTTCGTGACTTTATGGAGCAGCAAAGCATAGCCAAACTTGGTGAGTACCCGGGTAGTGCCGCATCCAGTACGTTTGCCTCCGATGTCTTAATTCCAAAACCTGTAGCCAACTTAATTCGTCAGTTACGCAACAGGGCTACCAAATCTTTGACGCCTGAAGAAAAGGCGTTTATGGCTTACATGAGCCGGTTTAGATACGGCTTGGCAATGAAGTCGGCGGCGTATGACTTAGCCAATAACATCCCATCTGGCACTGTGTTTACTGGGCAGGGTACAAAAGAAGCCAAGTTATTCCAGAAGTTTGTTGAGGAAAACTTTCCTGCTAATACGTTTAGTGCTTTTAACAGCGTTGTCGATGAGTACAAATACAAGTCTAGAATAATTACCCAAAAATTAAAGAGACTTGACGACGCCAGAAAACGGCGTGAAGAGTACATGCGGCAGAAAAAAGCCGAGCGCAAAGAAGTCAAACAGTTTTTAAAAGAAGACGAAGAGAAAAAGCGCGAGCAAGAGAAAGCCGACATTGGCTTAAAGTATGCTAAAGAAATAAGGGCGATTGAAGAATCCTCAATGCCGTCTACTGTGTTTAATGCTAACTCTCCATCTGGGTTGGCTAAACCGATGCACCCAGCAGTTGAAGAGCGGATTGCTAATGGTGACGTAGACGGAGCGCTAGAACTAATTGAGAAGTTCCCCAACGCTAAATATTGGCAGTTGTTGGCTCGCAGACTTCGTGCGGCAAATCTTACCGTTACAACCCGCTTTGGAGAGCAAGACCGATTGGTTCGGTTTGACCTTGCAAACATTGCGCCTACGGTAAATATACTTGTTAATAACATTAGAGACGTTTACCCAGACGTTTACAACGAGTACTTAGCCCCTGCAATAGATCAGTTTAGTGGGGAAATTGACCCCACAATTTTTGCTAAAGGGCTTAGAAAGATTAAAGACGGTAAATTGCTTGGGGAAAACTTTGTTCAAAGTGCCCAAATTAAATGGGTGCTGGAGCGTTATACCGATGCCTCTAAGTCTTTGACTGCCCCCGGCTTTTACATGTTTAGTAAGGATCTTGACGTTATCAACCTTAATAAAGACAAAGGTGGTGACTCTTACTACGCACTATTTCACGAGTTAATCCATGCTGCTACTGCACATGCTATCCGCAACCCAAGTAAGTTAAATGCAGCCCAGAGACAAGCATTAAGTAACTTAGAAGAACTGTATTCCCATACGCTATCTAACTACCCTGCGGTATCGGAGTATGGCCTTCAAAGCCTAGATGAGTTTGTTGCCGAGGCATTTAGCAACGCCGAGTTCCAATCGCTATTGGCTAATTTACCTTACAAAAATACTACGACTTCGGTGTGGTCCAAAGTTATTGAGTACGTCCGTAGATTGTTAGGTGGTAAAGACACGGTGCTGTTCGGTACGTTGGCTAATGCTGATATCCTGATGACGGCTACAGAAGTCCGTGGTCCTAACAATAATGCTTATAGCGGCACCCTGATGGGGGGTGCACCTCCTGTTAAACGTACGACTTACGGTACGTATCGGACAGCCCCTGATGTAGCAAACAACCGCCGCTGGCTTGACATGTTACAAAATCGTCCTAACTGGGGACAGGCTAAGGGTGGTGTTTCTCAGATGCTTGAGAATATTACAGATGCTACTCGGCAGCATTACCTTGGGGCGTTTACGTTACGCCAACTCCAAGATTTAATTGGGGGTCGGTTGGGTGGTGGCGCTAAGAACTTTATTAATGCGGTTGAAGACATGCTGGAAGACCGCAACGCTATTCTTGAGCAGGTAAATAAAATACATAAGCAGTGGGGTACATACCAAAGTAAGAACCCGCAAGAAAACGAAGAACTCTGTTTATTAATGACGGATGCCACATTGGCAGGATTTGATCCAGACGGAAAAGAAGATTTATTAAAGAAACCTTACGATTCTCTATCTAGTGAAGGTAAAGATAAGGTTGAATTAGTAAGGCGTTGGGTTAAGTTATCTGACGAAGCCAAGGATATTTATCGGGGAGTCCGAAACTTTTATAAAGATCGGTACAACGACTACAGGGCTTCACTGCTACGAAACATTGAAACCTCGATGATGTCACAAGACGCCGACTTCTATTCAACGGATCCAGATAAGGTAAAAGAAGCATACGCAAAACTTAAAAAGGCAAAAGATGCCTTAATTAAAGAGTTTACCGACAACTCTATCGAGCCGTATTTCCCATTGAAGCGGTTTGGTAAGTATTCGTTTTACATTAAAAGCGGGACAGTCAACGGAAAGAAAGCCGACTCTGAGTTTTACTTGTTTGACTCGGCTCGTGCACGTAATGAATTTGCTAGGCAGCGCCGTGCCGAAATGCAGCGTACCGGGGATGACCGCACAACTGATACCAAAAATACGTTAGAAGAGTTTAAGACTGCTAATCTTGGCGATCTACAAATGCTTGAGACGTTAAACAAGTTAGTGGACGCTGCCAGCGGCAATACGCAAGGCACACTGCGTGAGAGTATCAAAGACAGTATTGAGCAACTCTACTATCTGACGTTGCCAAGTAAGAGCATGCGGAAGATGTTTATTAACCGTAGGCAAGTATCTGGTTCCAGTAAAGATATGATTCGGGCGTTTGCCGATTCTGCCTTCCACATGGCGTATCAGCATTCTCGGTTTAAGCATACCCGTGACATGTTCGCTCAGTTGGATTCTGCCAAGGCTGTTCGGGAAGGTAAGCCAGACGGGCAAGAAAAGAAGATAGATAGCGACTACATTGCTGAGTTAGAGAAGCGTCTTAAATACATCATGAACCCGACAGACACGGGCACCATCCCGTCGATCCTGTCCAACGTGTCATTCTTATGGTATCTAACGGCTCCAGCGTCGGCTTTGGTAAACATGCTAGGCGTGCCTGCTATCGGCTTTCCTGTGCTATCCGCACGGTTTGGCAAAACTAAAGCAGCGGCTGCGCTGGCGTCTTACGGCAAAAAGTTTATGACATCTGGGTTTAAGGATGCTAACGGTAACTGGACTATGCCTTCGCTTGGGCAAACTGCACTAACACCCCAAGAAAAAGCAGCCTACGATACCTTTGTTGCCAGCGGCCTGATTGATATTACGCAGTCACACGACCTAGCCGGTGTAGCCGAAGCCCCATCCGATCTGTATACCGGGCGCATGAACGCCATCATGAAAGGCTTTAGCGCAATGTTCCACCACGCCGAGCGGTTTAACCGTGAGGTTGTGGCTATGAGTGCATTCCGTATGGCCTACGATGCGGCAACTAAAGCCGGTGATCCCCCGTTTGTGGCGTTTAATAAAGCAGTAGATCAGGCTAAAGACCTTACTTACCGGTCAATGTTTGACTACTCAACTCTGAATAAGCCTCGTTATCTACAGAACGCTTACGCTAAAGTCATCCTACAGTTTAAGCAGTTCCCCCAGCAGATGACGTACTTGCTAACTCGTAGTGGCTACGAGTGGCTTAATAACCTAAGCGAAGATCAGATTCAGCAGATCCGTGAGAACATCAACGCCGAGCGGGTTCGGTACGGACAGACTCCACTTTCCGGTGCGCAGTTAGACGCGGCAACGCAAGAACAAGTCAAACTTATTCGCAAAGAAGGCCGAGACCGTTTGCTTGGTACGCTGGGTATGACGTTCCTAGTTGCAGGGGCTACCGGTCTGCCTCTGTTCTCAGTCGGCTCGGCTGTAATTGAAGCCATGCACGCAGCGTTCTCTGATGAGGATGAGCCACCGCTTGACTTTGAGAATTGGTTCAAGAACTGGATGGCAGAGACGTTTGGCGATTTCTGGGGTGACTCCATAACCCGTGGTCTTGTTACACAGGCTACAGGCGTAAACATCGCAGACCGTATGAGTCTTAATGATCTATGGTTCAGGGATTCCCGCAAGAGCCAAGATGAGGTTACGGCTTTCCAGAACATGATTATTAACCTGCTTGGGCCGACGGCAGCGCTTGGGGTTAGTGGGGCTGAAGCCCTTAAATTATTTAACGATGGGCACTATTACCGTGCTACAGAACGTGTCCTACCTGCCGTGTTTAAACAGCCGTTGGTTGGCATGCGGTACGCTACAGAGGGTGTGCTGACTTTAAAAGGCGACGATTTAGTATCGCAGTCTGACATTAGCGCTAAAGATTCCCTGTCTCAATCCCTTGGCTTTGCACCAGAAAAGGTAGCACAACGGCAAAAAGCCAACATTGAGACGAAAGGTAAAGAGCAGGAAATTATTACCAAACGTCAAGACTTGATGAATGCTTTCTTTATGAGCGTAGACACAATGGACATGGATCTCATGGATCGCGTACTTGACAAAATTACTCGGTTTAATTCTATGTACCCATCATATCCAATTTTGGGGGAATCACTTGAGCGTTCAATAAACAACCGCTACAAGGCCCGCGCACTAGCCGAAATTACCGGTGGTATTCCAATTAACAAGAACCTCATGGCAGAACTTGAGGGCATGGGGTACTACGGCGGCGTTAAGTGAAAAAGACCCCCGCACTGGGCGGGGGTTCAAGGTTGAATAAGTTCAACCACCAAGAGGAGTGCCAGAGGCACCGACAGCGAGGAGGTGCTGTCAGGGCGGAGTTTACTACTCAAGTCTCCATACCCGCAACCCCTGTACCCCGTTTTCAATGACACCTTTCATTTCTACAGAATAGCGTAGTCTTTTAGCAACGCGGGCCACTTGCTTCTTTGCGTCTTCCAGATCCAAGCAAGGGATAAAGAACGTCCTCCCCGGCTTGAACCTGCTCCAGTCAATCTCAAAACTAATCCCGTGGGCCTTCACTTGTCGGATGTAGCGCCGCTACGTAGTCGTCAGGGTTGATAAAGTCACCTTTGGAACAGTCAAACATAAAGGCATCCGTGGCTAGTCCTTCGATCTTGGTGCCTTTAGCCATGCGCTTCTTGACCGTCTTTTCGTAGATACCGTCGGACTCTAGGGCTTTCAAGGCATCTTTCAAGGTAATCCGGTTGTCGGTGCAGAACTTCCGTAGGTGCTTGGCACTAATAAATAACTTCTTGGTATCTGGCTCCATACGCACCAAAAGGTCGTATTTCGGCTCGACGATTGGCAGTTGATGCATCCCTGTCCGGTTGTCGGCAGCGTCATTAATGACCAGAATACTGCTCCTGTGCTCGTTTAAAAACTCACCAATTACGCTGGCTTGGTTGGTAGAAGGAGGCTTGATCTCGTGCCGCATCTGGGAAAACTCTTTAATCATCCACTCAAAGACCCGTTTGATGTCAATGTCAATCAGCCCTAGTTTCTTGGCAATCATAGCCCCGGCAATATTACAGGCGGCTACGCCAGACCAGAACCGCTCCCGACCACTAAACTTTACTTTCTGGTCAATGACTAACTGCACCTGCTTGACCATGTCGATGGCTTCTTCTAGGTTGCGAACTAGCCATTGAAGGTAGGGGCGCCCCGCATGACCATAGTTTAAGAACATTTTGGGGAACAATTCGTCGGCTTCGGCTTTTGTAATTAGCCCAGTTTCAGGGATTTGATACTCAATCAAGCGCATTAACTCCCCGTCCGGCGTGCCCGTCATTGCGCCGAGTTTGTCGTAGAACGAAGCGTTTGATGTACAGACGCACAGTAAAGCCCACTTAGATGTATTGAGCCGCTCCTGATTGACCTGTGCCTGTAGCCGCCCACGTGCTCGGCCTTGAGATACGGCATATAAGAAGTCAGAGAAGTCGTTCCCGTCCATCTTAGTTACCTCATCGCAACTGATCGGTAGGTGGTTCATGATACCCATACGGTTCAGTTTCATATTCATGGTGTCCCGCCAGATAAGCATCTGCTCGTCCGGATGTCCGTAAACACTGTGCATCAACTGGGCAATCGTAGTCTTACCCGTACCAGACCGGTTGTTAATTAGGTTAATGACCGCGCCCTTGAGGTTCAGGTGCTTGAGAAGGGGGGAACCAAACGCTGTAAAGAATCCAAACGCATGCGGCTCAAAGCCCTCACGGTTGTAGACGTTAGCCACTTCCTTCCATTCATCAAGTGACCCTACCGGCTGCATGTACTCAGACAAGTTGCTGGTAGCAGAAGACGGCGGGCTGTACCGAATTGCCTCGGCAGTAACTTCTTGGTCGCCAATAATAAATTTTCTATCTTTGTCAGTCCATCCGAATTGCATTCTCATCACCTCTACTTCAGTTTTAAATTGGAGTTCGTTAACAAACTTAATCATGAATTGCGAGATTGCGTCCATTTGCTTGACGCCACCGACCACGCCATACCATCCCAAGCGCTCTTTTATTTTTTCTTTAGACATTAACTCAGTAACTGGTAAGGCAAACTCTCTTATCCCGTCCCTTGGTAGGTGTAGCCGAATCCAAGCCACCTCACCACGATGCGGGTCGTGCATACGTTTAACAATGTACAAGTCGTGCGCATAGACCAGATCAGGATCTTCCCCGTCGCCATTAGAGCGATAGATGCCACCGTTCTTCCCACGGAAATACGGAAACGGATAATCAGGAATTACAATCTTAGTCGGCGGTAACTCAGGTATTTCTTGGGGTACTTCAACAATGTTGTCTTCGGCAGCAGCCTTGGCAATCTTCTTGCCTAATTGAATCGGCCCCGCGATCTTGCCTTTGTGTGGGCACCCGTCACATCCCTCGGAATTGTATTTCTCAAACGTAGAGCATCGTTGTGGCCCCCCGGTATCCATAGCCTTACGAACGGTTTCGGCGGCATTGTAGTCTGGGTGCCCTTCCGAGATCTTATGTATTGCCACATCGCGGTCTTCGCAAGCCCATGCCACGGACAATGCTGCCCGCCATAGGTTGTAGTCAACCGTATCCTGTTCTGTAGCAATCTTTGCTATCTGCGCACAGCCTTCGCCTTTGATAGTCTTGGCGATAATAATCTTGAACCACTTCTCTTCATTGTTTGCCAGCGCTTTTGTCAACTCGTTAAGTTGTTGCTTAGGCAATTCAAATTCTGGTGGTGCAATTAATACGCCGAGCCGACTCTTGATCGTATCGTAATCTATCTCTGGTGCTATTGCTAGAATTGATACAGGCTTAGGTGGGTCGTCCTTAAAGTTTAAAGTTTCAGGAACCCTAAGTATCGAGGCTAAGTCTGACGTGCGGGATGGGTCAACATTGAAGTCGTACTCTTCGCACAGATACTTAATGCGCTCGGCGACGGGCTTCCACTCTTCAGCAGTAACAGTCCTGCTAAGTCTCCAGTAGACGTGCAGCCCCCGACCTGAGTTAACAATGGTTGGCTTGGGTAGTCCTGTTACTTTGCAAAACTGTTGTAGGGCTTGGAGTCCTGTTGGCTGATCCGGATAGTCTTTGTTTTCACCGCAGTCAATATCAAGCCAAAAGGCTTTGATGTATTTGGCATTTGGTTGTGTGCGTGATGTATTGGACTCGTACTTAGAACAAGCAAAGTATGCGTTGTACTCATCCTTCATTAAGCCAGCAATTGCTTGCTCACATTCTTCCAATGTCTTGTGGAATGTCTGCCTTGGCTTACTCCCTGTTTTTAACCCAACAATGCAATACCATCCCTCGGATGGAAGCACCGCTTGTAGTAGTTCTGTTGTTGGCATTCCTAATCCAAACGGGCTTTACTTTTTAATTTGGCAATTACCCCCTCAATATCTTCAATAAATTTCTTGCGCGGCAGTGCTTCGCCTCTGAACCATTTGTAAACGGTCATGCGGCTTACGCCAAAGAACTGAGCAGCATCAATAACTGAAATATCTTGAGCAATACACAACCTCCCCAGCATTACGCCGGGGTGGGTTGCGGGGGCATTCTTATTGTGCTCGACTAACCGAGACGAATAACCACGAGATTCCGTCATGATTACTCATCATCCGTAGCCCAGCCAGCCATGACTGAAGCGAGATCGGCTTTTGCAGCGGGTGCTTCAGCGGACTTCTTAGTAGTCTTCTTAGTCGGCTCGGCAATCTCAACTTCAGCCTTTGCTGCTGCAGGTGCTGATACAGGTGCAGCAATAGCCTTGGGTTTGGAGTCGGCTTGGGATGCGGTCTGGATTACTGCAGACTTGGCTTCCGGTGTACCGCCTTGCAACTTGGCTGATTCCCACTGCTCTTTGTTCAAGAACCCAACAGGCTTGAAGGTCAACTTAGGCGACTCGCTATCCGAATCAAACTTCATTTCGGTAACAATCATATTAATGTTGTAGCCTTGTGAAGCGACGTACTTGGCGTACTGCTCAAACGGCATGTGGTCCTGATCACCTTTACCAAAGTAAGATTTAGACGGCAGGATCAACTGATACACCGAGCCTTTGATGTCATCTGCCAAAACTACAGCAAGACGCTTTTCATAACGGCATGCACGGCTTTCGCCCTGACCCGAACCCTTGATGTTTTGTGGGCAACCTTCGCAGTTTGCATGCTGAGGTGCTTCGATGCTTACATCAGGTGTTACGCCATCGTTAGACCAGCAGTTAGGGGGAGCCGCCTCACCGGGAGTGTAGCCACCTGAATAGTATTTACGCGCCACGTGCTTAGTACCGTTAACCACGACGACATTCATCGAACGGCTTTCGTTCTTAGCAATCTCTTCGCCATTAACCATCATACGAAACACAGCGCCCCGCAGGGAGATACGCTTCATACCACCAGCACCGCCGAGCGATCTGGTTAACTCATCAACCCCAACTTCTTTAATGTAGTCGGGTACTGCTTGCTGAAACAAACTAATGTCATTAGCCATCATTTTCTCCTAATGGTGATTTGATACTCACGATCCCGTTGAAGCCCTGCGGGATGCATATCAGGGTTTTCCTCCAAAAACTGCTTCATATTGCTTTGGTGAATCCTACGCTCCAATAACTCCATGGCTTGGTTCTCTTGCATAAACTTATGAAAAGATTCCCAATCGTTTGTCCAATAGCGTTCTTTAAGTGAGCGATACGCCGTACCGAATGGCGTACGAAAACTATCAGCACCGGTCTCTTTGCAAATACTAAGTAACTCGGCACTGATGACTTTCATCTGTTCTTCAACTGCTTCGATTTGCGACTCCATGTCACGCTTAATCCGATCACGCTCATCGCGCATCTTGATGTAAACGGAGACAAGTTTATCTACGGAAACATCCATATATGGTCCTCTTGGTTTTATTTTTTATAATGGTACTACTACAACTATACTTTGTCAAGAACTAATTTCAGTATTGTACAAATCAACAAGTTGCGAGTGGGTTGTTAGTTTGCCTTGCAACATGCTGTATAACTTGTTCTCTACTTGACTACCGGCAATATGTACCACAGTCATCGGGTTCTTCTGCCCTTGTCGGTGTATACGTGCATTAGCCTGTAGGTACGTCTCGATAGAAGTAACTGGAGCGTACCAGATGATTACGTTCGCCGCAGTTAGGGTTACTCCGTGGGATGCTGCTTGCGGTTGGATTAGCAACACTCTCGGCTCCGGCTGTTCTTGGAACCGCTTAAAAATATCCGTACGTTTGTTGACGCTTACATTCCCATTAATAATTTCTGTAGTAACGCCCTGTTTAGTTAAGTACTCTTTAAGCAGATTTATGGTGTGGGTGAACGGCACAAATACCAGCACTTTGTGGGACGCCTCATCTATTACTTCCTGCACCACGCTGAGACGGTTTGAGACATCAAACTCAATCACATTGCCTGCGTCGCTATAAACTGCACCGCCTGAAATTTGTAGCAACTTGTTAAGGTTTGTAGCCGCATTGACTGTCGATACCTCTTCACCCGCCGCCGACAACAACATGTCATCCTTGAGAATCTTGTAATACTTTTCCTGTTGGGGAGTCAGCGGTGCGTTGCGGGATGTGTACGTAATATCAGGTAGGTCAATACACTGCTCTTTGGTAAACCTAATTGCTGGTTGCAGCGCAGCAAAAATAGTCTGTTGCGCAGTCGGCTTGGGTATCCATTTGAACCGGCTAATGTTGACCATAACCATGTCTCGGAACGCCCCAAAAAACCGTGGAACATTCTGTGGAACATTCATTTTCGCCAACCCAAAGGCATCCGTAGGCGACTGAGCCGCCGGTGTGCCCGTCATCATCCACAGCCATGTCTTATCCCCAACGAGGGATTTGAGGGTCTTCCAACGCTTCGTGGTCACATTCTTATAGGCATTGGCTTCGTCCACAATAATCAGGTCAAACGTACCGTCATTAAGAATGTCCTCGGCAACCGTCTCAACCCCGTCGTAGTTAATTACTATGAACTCAGCGGCGCCATTAATAATTGCCTTACGTTTTTCTCTAGAACCATGCGCTATCCCAACATGGCGGTGGACGGCGCACTTAAACAGATCGGACTGCCATGACGCCTGCATAATAGAAAGGGGACAGATAATCAGGACTCTACGTACTAACCCTTGGTTTATTAAATAGTCAGCCGCCCATATAGCCGCCGCAGTCTTGCCTGTGCCCTGCTCGTTAAAGCAGAACGCCCGCTTGTGTAGGGTAAAAAATGAAGCCGTGTCTTTCTGATGGCTCATCGGGGGGAACGCACCGGGCCAAGCATAGTCCCGAACAATCGGGGACGGAACATTTTTAAGGTTAAGCGTGCGCAATGTCTGGGCTTCGTGTAAACCCCAATTCACTGCTACCTCGCTGACTTCACCCTCTTTTTGTACGACCTTGCTTTTTTGTATTGTTTCGGTGATGCGGCTTGGGAACTTAGTGCGCACCACCAAAACTTTATTATTTATTACTTGCATTCTTCTTTACTGACCTATCTGAGTTTCTCTTAAAAGAACGATTAGTGCTAGGAGCGACGAGTCTAAGATTACTGCGGGCGTTTGTCCCACCCTTAGAAAGGGGGGTGATATGGTCAATGTCTTTTCCTTTTCGGTCAACACCGTCTTTGTCCATGTGGTATCGCGCACGCTCACGGGCGGCTCTAGCAGGTTTCTCATCACGATCCTTTTGTTGGTTCCATTCCTTCTTGTACGGGCGGGGCTTGTTCACGTATGGCATTTTGCTCTCCTAGGGTAGATATACAGTATTGTGGGTAATCCCGTATCCCTAAGTCAAGTGCCAGTTTTTCGTTCTCGGTTTTGACCCTGCGGTACGCCTGTTTCCAGTGCTCAACCTCTTGTTTTAATTTTTCAATCTGTTCTTCGAGGGTCATTCTTTCACCTTATAAAACTTTTTAGACCCAATGCGCACTATGTCAGCAATACCATTTTCATAGAATCTGTTTAGTGTACGGGCTACTCTGTTCTCGCTTACGATCCACTCTTTTGCAATCGTCTTTGCCTGAACGGGGGTTTTCTTATGTGAGCATAAATACTCCCACACTCCTTGCTCAAAGTCGGTCATCTCAACTGCCACTGTTCTTCTCCTTTAGTTTGGCTTCGATGGCTCGGTAAAACGCAAGTGGGTGCGTTGTGGTTTCTTCAATATCCAAAACCTCATCTCGGCTCAACTCAACCCATTCACGCTTTGGTTGCGCTAGTGCTTTGCGTAGATTTTCTTTTACTGATGTCCAATTGTTGGGGCAAGTGTTTTCTAAAGCCGTCAACGCCAACTCTGCTGCATCTCGTAGGTCGCTCATAGTCTAGTACCACTACGATTGTTAGCGCAAGGCCACACTTGGGATAACGCATTCACCACAAGAGAATCGGCAGAGTAATGTCTTCTGTCAGGGTTAAGTTCTAAGTACTGCTTAACCACATCCCGGGCTTGGCCTGCTGTTACATTTTGTGGGGCGCATACCTTTACTCTTGCGTACACATCAGCCACACCTTGAACATAGCCAAGGGCAACCATCTTTGGAATGGACTCGGAGTCGTTCATCCTCGACAGCAGACCGTTACCATCTAAAAACTCAGCACTTGCCATGCATGGTACAAACAACAACCCAGTAATTAGTTTTTTCATTTTAGGTTTCCTCCTGCTTTGACAATATCCCCACCGAATACATAAGTACCTACGTGGTCTAGTTTGACAAATGGGTTCGCCCATATCGAGCCGCCCAACTTGCGCCATATCTCACAGAAGTGGTAGTCCTCAGATAACAACGCACCCGTATCGTCAATGCTCGTGGCAAAGAACTCATGGGTCAGCGGCTTGGCGTATTCGCCTGTCTCAGGGTCTTTAAATGACGACGTGCGGTAGGTCGGTACATGAGGCATCAGATCTTCAAACACCTTGCGCTTAATCAGCATGAACCCTGTACCACCGTGACGAATCTCGATGCACCCATCTTGATTAGTTTCTGCCCGTTGCCCAACCATGTTAAACACGAACGCCCCACCGTAGTCGGCTAAGTTTTCTTTACCCTGCTTGGCGGCTTCGGATACTTTCTTCCAATCAACTTCTTTCTTGGGGTAAATACCTACGCAAATATCTTTGTCTGCCGCCATCAGCGTGGCTACTGCCTGCCCATCAAAACCAATGTCGGCGTCAATGAACATCAAATAGTCCATACCCTTTTCAAGAAACAGTCTTGCTAACTCGTTACGGGCACGGGTAATCAAACTCTCGTTCATCATCTGCGCCCAGTACACGGGCACACCCACTTGCCGCATTTTGTTTAGGGTTCCCAACAACCCTGCTACGTAATGACCTGTGCACATCCCGCCGTACATGGGAGTTGCAATCATTAGACTTGGTTTCTTTTCTTCGGTCATACTTTCCTCACGATAAGTTGATACCCGGAATGGGCAATAAGTAATTCATCCTCAAACATATTTACAAACGCATCTACCGCTACCTTGGGGCGCTGTAACAGGGTGAACCCCGGCGGCTTCCAAGCATAGTCATCAAACACCATGAATCCGTCTTTCTTCAGCAGAGGCCATGCCATGCACGCATCTGTCAGCACATCTTTGGCTAGATGCGACCCGTCTATATAGATGAAGTCAAACTGTTTTTTGTGGGCAATCAATCCAGCCAACCCTTCAACAGACGTACTTCTGAGCGACACTACGGCACGGTTAGGAAACTTACTACGAACCAAAGAAATATTTTTATGGAACCTTTCTTCTGTCCCTGCCATATCTTCGGGTGTGTGTTCAGCGCCTCCGTCCCATGTGTCGATGCAGACAATCTCGCCGCCATCTTCCATCATGTTCTCGATAGTCCATACAGAAGACCGCCCCTCGAATGAACCAATCTCTAAGAAGTTCTTGCGTGCCGGTAGGTGTGGAATTAACTGCGACCATACTTGGGGCGCCCATGCAAACCAGTCTTTTGTGTATTCATAATCACTCATGCAACACCTCTGTAAGTTGTACTCATTAGTTCCGCATAGGAAAACTTTTTACCTAACGCTTGTATCACATCTATATGTTCTTCAGAATGCTTAAGCAATTTGTTATCAAAAACAAACGCATGTTTTGGCATTGTTGTTTGATGGTAAACAAAATCACGCCCTGTTGGCGTCAGACGCCACAGCCCTGAACCTCGTTTATCTTCATCCATACCTTTTACCTTGGATTCTAGTAACCCCCAATGCTGCAGGGTAGACATCGACTTAGACCTCAAAATCCACGGCGGGGCTTTACCTAAATCAACCCAATCCCCTTCAGGAAAGTTTTGGAGCATCCAAATCATGCCTCGTACGTGCGTGCTTGTTATTTGATACCCATTGATCTTGCCCCACCTATGGCAACAAGGGCAATTAGTGCCGTCTTCTTCTATAGCAATTTGAAACACTAACTGCGCTTCTGCAAGCGTTACCATTACATTCTCCTCTTTAGAACGGGGCTTCCTCAAACTCCGAAAACTTTATCCTGCGGACTTTGGTTTGTTTTTTCATCCACTTAGCAATTAACTTTCTTTCTGCATCGGTCTTAAAAGGCCAAGCCATACGCATCGGATCAATGGGCAAATCAGCCGCATCAAGATACTGATGCTCAGGCTCGACCAACTGGTTTATCAAAAACCAATCTACCGGTGGTTCACTCACCATTTTGCTCCAACTGACGCAACCGGATAGCAAGGAACGACGCAATCACATTAAGGTTATCAATCTGACGCTCGACATTTGCAAGTTCTTCACGAACAAAGTCGGTGTTGGGTGTCGGCTTGGGTGCGATTTCTTTGTTCATCCTAATTTTTTCCTTTGCATAAACTTCAAGAGGCACTCCCAATTTCTTAACAATAGTTGCCTCGACCTTGGATATGGCGACTTTCTTCATACCATTTTTCATTTGCCACCGCATTGAATACACCGTTTGTGGCTTTACTTTAAATTTCTTAGCAATCGCTGCCACGGAATTGCCTGCTTTAATTGCGGCTTGAATTTGCTCTGTTTTTCTCGTCTTGGTTCTCATCTGTATAGCCCTTTTCCATTATGTTCACAGTCTTGTACCGGACAAAATTTACGGCATGTGAAATTCGGTACGGCATTCCACACATCGGTCTCCATCGCTTTTTCCAAGCGTTGAATCTCGGGTAGCCACTTAGCCCACGCACCTTCTTGTATGTCGTCGGTGTAGGCGGCTCTAACTAAATCCTCGGCAACTACAAATACCAACCCTGCTTTTATGCTTTTAACGTGAGGGAAGTGCTTAAATACTAAAAGGGCTAACAACTCTAACTGTTTGCGATCAGCGTACTGACTGCTCTTGCTAGTCTTGTAGTCAACCAAATGCGCACGGTCTTGATCAATGATTAGTAAGTCCGCAATTCCACGGAACCACACGTTCTCATCTCGGAACCCAACTGGCTCGAAGTTTTTGGTCAACCCCATCTCGTACTCACACAACTTAAGACCGGGGAGTGCCTTAAGCGCATCCAACGTCGGCTTCAGAAAGGCATACCGTGGGTCAAGGCTCTTGTCGTTACAGACATAATCCTCGGCGGCTTGGTGTACTTCTGTGCCGTAGATCAAGTGCTGCTGTGGCGGCTCGACAATATCCTTCGCTATCCGCAGTCGGTAATACTTCCGTGGGCATTGTTGGAACAGCGAGATACTGCTGTAAGACCATGTGTAGTTACTCGACATGACTTCTCACCGCTACGCGCATCATGCGTAGTTCAACAATTGCTTCTTCAATCAGCGTATTGGCTTCTTCGTATTTGCTAATTTTTAGCAACTGATACGCTTCTTTCATCTTTTTATCTGCCTCAAGATAATACGGGGCAAAGTCCATTTTGTTATTCATCAGGCATCTCCATAGTTTGTAGCAACTCCAACTTCACAGGTAAGGGGTAGTGTCTGCGCCCACTTGGGTCGCCATTTCATGCACTCAGTTACATAAGCCACAGCCTCATCAGCCTCGGCTTCTTTAGCAATACATACAATAGAATCGTGTACGGTCAGCGCGACTTTGTATTTCTTTGCGACACGGAGCATTTGCTCACCAACCGCACATCGCGCAACCGCTTGAGTAAAGTTCTCGGTGACTTTCCCGCCATAGATTTTTGTTTCGCCCATCCTTGTTTTATACGAATACTGACCGTCGGAGTCGGCTTTGAGTCCCCGGTAGGTAAGATACAACCCGGATGGTAGTCGGATACCTTGTTCTGTGACGGATACAACATCAGGGTACATTCCAATGGGTGTAGTCTGTCTTGCAACCAAAGCATCGAGACTCTTTTGTGCTTGTTTCCACAACGCTGGGATTTTGGGATAGGTTTGTCGATAGACGGCGATAATGCGTTGGCACTCTGCCTCCGGTAGGTCAACCCCAAATACCTTAAGTTGAGCCTGAAACTTAGTCGCGCCCATTCCGTATCCCGCCCCAAGGATAGTCGTCTTACCAACAAATCGCTCTTCCTTCGTAATTTCCTCGACAGATTTGCCATAAATTGCCGACGCCATAATTTTGTATACGTCTTCACCTTTATCGAACGCATCAACTAAGTCTCCCTGTCCCGCTAACCACGCCACAGTACGGGCTTCAATCTGTGATGAGTCAGCATTAATAATCACATAGCCAGTCGGCGGGATAATGGCTTGCTTAAGCCTCCCACTCCTCGGTAGGTTCTGAAGATTAAGTTTGTCATCGCCTCCCCAACGCCCCGTGTGGGCGGCGTAGTACCGTAGGGGCACGGGCATCTTGCCCCGCTTTGCTATTCCAATAAATCGTGTGGTACGAGTCTCTTCTAGCGTACTCTTAGTTCCAAGCCGTGCGGCGACAAGTGCTTGCACCCGCAGATCCTCATGCTCCTGTAATTCTTTCAGCCCCTCATCAGACTTAGCCAACGCCCACGCTTTTTTGCCTGTGACAGGGCTAATCTTAGTCGGCACCATCACGCCCATGCTTTGTAGAAGAGCAGCAAACTTATCGTTCGACATCAGCGTATCTCTGTCGGACTCCGCAGCAGCCATCAACTTTTCTTTTTTATCTTTGACATCCTCTAAGTGTTGCTCAAGCGACGGTAGGTCTAGTTCTAAGACCGGCTCAGTAAACATTCGCAGAGTGAGGTCAATAAGTTTAAGTTCTGTTTTAGTAAATCTAGGGGCAAGGCGTTGAAAAAGAGCGTAAGTGAGGTCAACGTCATTACGACAATAACTACCGTACCGGCTAAGATCCTCATCAGAAAACGCTGCTCGTCTTTTGCCCATCGCATTAACCACTTCATTGCCTTTGACTCCTAGGTTGTATCGTTCAGCCAACTTCGCCAAACTGTTTCCGACTTCAAGCCCGTCGGTTGCACGTGCCATGCACAAGGTATCCAACCACGCCATCGGCTTAACACCGAATTTCCAAGAAAGGATTGCGCCATCGAACATAGTGTTATGCGCCAAAACAAACGCCTCAGCCCACTTAAACTTACCCAAGAAATGCATGGTCTCAGAGTACGTACCGCTAAACCATTCTGTCTCGGCGTCGTCAACCTTTACGCCAACCCCTATGACTTCAAAGTTGTCGTCACGCACGTACTCCTCTGTGGTCATCTTTGAGAGCGAAAACTCTCTGTCGTAATACGTCTCAAAATCTACGCTAATAATCATATTTTTGTTTCTTAGTTTTTGCGACTACACGGGATACAGCATCAAAGAAATAATTAGGTGGCTCTTTTGTTTTATCATGCATAATGGTAGCCATGATGGCATCTCGCGTAGCCTGACGTTTTAACCTAATGTATTTACGCTTAATCAAAAACTTCTCAATCCAATTGAAACGACCCTCTTGTAATATGTCATTCCACTTAGTTTCTATGTTGCGTGACTCAAAAGGGTGTACAAACTCTTCGGGGTACATATCCATACGATCAAGCATAATTTTTACTTGCTCAGAAACTATTCCCACTTTTACTCCTCAGAACTGGTCAGGTCAGCATCTGTCATCGTCGTCAGCGATGAAAGAACGCAACGCAATCTCAAGCGACTCAAGGCTAGTCTCGTTGACCACATAAGAAATACCACCGGCTTCTTCGATGGTTGCTAACTCACGCTCTTGTAATGCAGTAAGTTTACCCGCGCCTGCCTTGCACTCGATGGCAAGAAACCTACCGCGCATACACGCAATAATATCGGGAACTCCACTTCGACCATAGCCGCCTGTTGCAGGCATGAAGTGATAGATGTCGTACTTTTTTAGGAGAGCCTTGACCTTAGCCTTGACTCTGCCCTCAGGTGTGACTGCCATGAAATATCCTCTTGTCTAATTATGGACAGAGTATACTTCAAATAAAAATAGATTGCAAGATATTTTTTAGGTAGGGAGAACCCCAAAGAAAAACGGACAAAACCGTGTGACGCGGTTTTGTCCGTGAGGAAAGGTGTGGGATTAGCAGATTAACCTGTCCCACGCAGGCTGATTGGATACTACTTACCGCATCTGCAATACGGGTTACGTCAAACCTTACATAATCTTGGTTTCGCCTGCTACGATGAAATAGATTGTTTCTTTCTTAACACCGTCGTCGCTCTCATACTTAATGCCGATGTCGGCAGCAAACTGATTCTTGTCTAGCAATTTGAGCATGGTAAATTTTTCCTGTGTGTACTGATCCAACTCATAAGTGCTTTGGTGTTTGCTAGTCGTATCAGGGTTGCCTATATGCGCACACAGTAATGTTTCATCTTGCATAACCCTGATAGCATAGCCGTTGTTGGCTTTTAAGTGAGCAAACACATTGCAGGCAATCTCATAGTTTTCTCCCTTCCGTATTGTGTCGTTACTACTCATTGAGTCGATGATCCGCTTTGGCACAGGGGGGTTGTTAGCCATGACTACATCGACAAAGTAATTAGCAAGTTCTAGGGAATTAATACTGATTGAGTTCCGATAGTCCCTCTCAACTTTTTCGTGCATAGACTCTACTGCGTACTTGACATTTGAAATTAGACTCTTGCCCAACTCTGCCAGAGGCTTCTTCGTAAATGCTTCTATTGCAGTACGTGCTGCTACCTTGGCGTTCTTGCAATACTTGGTATCACGATCCCCCCGTGACTTCTTGATATTGTCGGACTCAAGGGCATACCACATCTCGGTTGTTCCATTAGTAGGACTGTACCGTTGATAACGCGAGTAGATCTTGCCCACCTTTTGTCCGTCTTGCCATACCTTAACGGTCTCGACATAGTGATTGTCGGAATACGATTCCACCTCATACTCTAGAAGGGGGCGCTTGGCATAGACCAAATCAAGTACCTCTTGTAGTCGGGGTGCGAGGGTTGCGCCTTGGCGCAGGTTTTTAATCTTCATAGGTTTCTCCAATCAGAAATTAAATTTAGATAGTATTGAATCAACTTCGGCTTTCACACCTTGACGTGCGGCATCACTATCACGCAAGTCTTTGGCTTCTAGCCCCGTGAACGTCTGAGCCATCAGAACTCGTGCCCGTTCCAACTCAGGGTCTTTTGTTACGTTGAGTACCTTGAGCATCTCGATTAAGTCTTGAGCGTTCTCCACCAAGGAGTCACGGAATATTTTCTTCTTGGCGTCCTGCTGAGTATCCTCAAGCCTTTCGCTAACATGGGATAAACATTCATGCAGTCGAGACCACGCTTCTTTCATAGCCCCCTTGACACGCTCTTCGATAGCATTGTTGCATTGCATCTCCAACTCATTGCGTGCCTGCTGCCCCACAGATATGCGCCAATCCCCTGCTGTCGGCACAGGCGAGAACATGTAACGGAACCGGAACTTACCGGCAATATCTTCCGCTGCGGGGTACTCGCTTCTGTCGAATAGGTTGCTCAATTGGAACGCAGCCGCGTCAACTAAATCAGGATAAGAAGTCAAGAAGTCTTGCACCAATGCGTTGTATTCCTGCTCCAACTCACTAAGCCGTTCCTTGTACGGTAGAAAGTTTTCCACAGGCAACAGTCGTAGTCCGTTGTCTGACCACGGCAAGGTGTTGACGTTGTGCCAAGCCCGAGCGTTAGCCGCGAACTTCACGATGTTGTCCAACTTCTGTGTACCTGCAAGTAGGTTCTTGTTGTAGTTACCTGCGCGGGCCTTCGTACCGTTAGTAGCATCTACTTCTTGAGAAACACGCTTGTCTAACTTGCGGGCAGTCCAGCAACTAATTGATAACTCTACAAGCATGGCGCTTGTTTCGATTCCGAATGAACTCATGATTTATTCCTCTCTTTCATTTCTTTAGAAGCAAGATATTCAATGACCTGTGTGATAGATGGAGTGAACCCCACTTGCTTGGCAAAGTCCCCCTGCAAAAGACGCAGGGTCTCGTATGCCTCAAGGCTCACCCGTACTGATTTGCTTTCCTCTTTCATAGATGCACCGCCTTTCCATACTTGTGTGTGAACTGTTTGTTGTCTTTGATGCACCACAACAAGGGGGCGCTGACGTTGCTCCAATCACCCTCCCCATCGAAGAAGCATCCGTCAGTTAGCATCACGATGCAGTCGGGTTCCATCTGCTTGTCACCCATGAACTTGATGACGCAGTTAGGATTAGTACCCCCACCACCTCGTGGTTTCGTGGAATCAGTCAGATGTTGCACGGCGCCTTCCTCATACGTCTCGTGCCCTGCCACATGGCTGTCCCAATACATTAACTCTACCTTCTGTGGTGTGACTTCCTCGCAGATAGCCTTGACCTCGGCTAAGAACTCAGCCATCTCGGCGTTGCCGATAGACCCCGATGTGTCGATGCCTAGCGCGATACAGTTAAGCCGTTGCGATATGGGCGTTGGCATGTAGATGTCAGACCCAACCAACCGCTTGTTGAACCGTCGCCACGATGAGTCGTCGTACCCTTTGGCAATCTGCTTGATGAAGTCTCGAAGCACCTCACGCCAATCAATCTTGGCAGTCAGCAACTCTTGGATCTCACGGGACACACCACCATTCATCTTGCCTGCAAGCAAAGCACCTTGACGTAGGGCGTTGTCGATCTCCTTGGCAATCTGCTCGGCTTCCTTCTCATCCATCTGCCCCGCCTCTTCCCATAGATGCTCGTCGAACCCTCGGGGGACATTCCCGTGCGGCGCGGTTTTGTCTGATGGCTCAGACTTATGTGAGCCACCTGAGCCACCCTTGTCCTTCTCTTCTTTCTCAAGAATCAGGAACACCTGTTGGGTATCCATGCCACGGAACCGTTCATCGATCAGCCCCATGACGTTGTCTTCCTCGTCAGTCGGCATGCGCACGATCTCCTCGTCAGGATCGTAGTCCTTGATCTGCAAGTTAATCACGTAGTCACACGCAGCGTTCGCTAGAGATGCGTTCTTCTTAAACAGTTTTTCCCAGGTTGTTAAGTGTCGATATGCCTTGTGCATGGCCTCGTGAATGATGAGAAACCCCAACTGCTTATCGTCTAAGCGGTCAACAAACGCACGACCATAGAACACATTGACACCATCAGTCGCGGCAGTCGGCATCAACTCTTCCACGGTGACTTTACCCACCATGAATAGACCTGAGAACAAACAGAACTTCTTGTGACGCATGAGAGCCACGTGGGCTTTCTCGATGCGCTGCTCGGCAGTTAATTTAGCCATTGTTTTTTCCTTTTAGAATAAGTATTGATTCTCACGCATCCATGTAACAAACGGTGCGCTCGTCATGACCAATGACTTCTTGGCATCAGACTTCATAGCAGACAGACAGAACACAGACTGCAACTCCTTCGGCGTGCGCTTCATGTACTCGAACCACTTGCCAATACTGCCTCGGTCAATTCTCTGCAATGCATTGAACGCTAAGATGCAAAGTGCTGCTGGAGATGAGGGTACGGGTGCTTCGTTGGGTTTGTTCACGATGGCTTCCCACGTTGGAAGTGAGTCGGCAACTTCTAAGTACGCCAACATATCCCGCGCTGCCGTCGCACCGATGGTACCTTCAAGTGCTGTCTTTAGAGAATTATGTGTCATGTTGAGACGCTTCTTAACGATGTTGCTACCCTTGACCAAAGTGCGTGGTGATACGCAAGTAACCTGTGGCTTCTTCGGGTGAAAGATGTATGGGTTCTCTGCCTGCCCACCATCAAGATAAGAAGCAAGCACTTGCGGATACTCTTTGACGAACGTAATAACCTCGGGCGCTACGTCGTTTTGCACCGCGTACATGCCCCATGAGTCAGGGTCGATAGTCCCGTCGGCGTTGATACCGGCATGTGGTTTCTTCACGCTGATCTCAGTCAGTCTGCCTCGTGTGTGGGCTTTCATGTTGTCGCCTACGCCATCGCCGGATAAATTACCCGCAAGCATTACGATAGAATCAGGATGCAGTTTCATCCCACCGATGCGTCGCTCGTTCAATAGTGGGTGCAACATGTTCTGCACGTTCTGTGCGCCCTTCGTAAACTCGTCAAGGAATATGGCAAGCGGCTCGCCCGTATGAAACCCCCAATGCTCGTTGGGATAGAACGTCGTAGTCTTAGTCTCATGGTTGGGCACAGGCACACCAAGGTCACCCAACTCTAGGTTAGGCACGTCGATGTAGATACCCCGCATGCCTGTTTTTGCCACGATAGTATCGTGCATCGCAGTCTTACCGATCCCCGGCTCACCCGCTAGGTAGCAGGCGTTGGTATTACCCACCGCTACAACGATGTCGGCGGCTTCGGCTAGTGTCACACGGCTCTTCAGATTAATTTCCATTTTATTTCCTCTTTGGTTTGATGTTGTTGGACATTCCCGTATCGCACGGTTTTGTCCTATAAAAAGTATTTACGGTTGACGTTTGCTGACTTTGTTCCAATCGGTACTTCTACTTTGCTAAAGACCTCCTCTCTGTGGATATGTTTAATGATTTCATCGAAATACTCAAGCAGGGTCTTGCCAATTTCTCCCGCGTTGTTTGCCCATGCCACCGTGTAGGTGTGCGTGTATGCGTTGTAGTGAAGTGCGGACACCCCAAGATGCACGAACATATGGTAGTAGGCATGCAAATCCTCCGTTGCCTGCGCCTTCTCGATGTTTTGCAAGAACGCAGTCAGGTTTTCCTTCGGCTTTATCGCACCGTGGTAGTAGACGTTGCGTGCGATGGGCAGGGTCAACTTAATAAAGCGTTGGTTCTCATACCTCGGTAGATGCATGCTCACCTCTTCCACTTCCTTTTCGGTTAAGCCCGTCATTACCAGACCCATAGTCTTAACGTATTCTCTAAAACCACCATATCGTTTGTGCAATGCTTTTATCACGTCACGGCGGGGTTTGTACGTATACGTCTGAACAGGGTTCATCACTTTGCTATCTTTGAGGATCAACGGGGTCTCGCTGTCCGCGAACGCATACCACCCGCCCTCAGTCGCACCACCCGCGTACAGGTAGGTCACACCCCGCTCGTGTCTGATGTCGGTTGTCGTGGCATAAATAAACTGCCTTGTCCCGATGGTGTCGTACTTGCATAGAGACACGTGGGCTTCGCCGTTGGGGAACCATGTCACCACGTCTGACCCATACATTTGCAAGGCTACCGCGTTGGTCTCGGGGTAGTGCAGGATTTGGCAGTAGTCATACCTACGGGCACCCAAGGGGCGCTTGGCCTTATTGTTGCCTGACCTGAACGGAACCACAGAGTCGTGGTATGCCTTTGCCTGCTCGTAGTTATAAAACCTCGGCAGAAGTGCGCTACTTAGATTCATTTTTTCCCCCTTTGCGGACATTCCCGCGTTGTACGGTTTTGTCCTCTTTCCTCATATCCCGCCATGCCATGACGCCGATACCCACTATGACTATTACTACGAACCACACCAACTCTTGTGCTGCTTGCGCAGCAGCACCTGATTCATACCACCACGATGTTTTCATTTGTCACCCTCCATCTCGTGTGCCTCGGTGTCTAGGTCTGCCGCCCACACACCAAGGTTTTTCACATCGTTGTCGGGATTGTCCATGTTGGCAGTTACGGTGTAGAAATTGCGGTCATCATCGGTAATCATGCATAACGCATCGTATTGACTCTCTGCCTCCACCTCCAACTCAACCCTGTAATACTGCGTCACCACATATTTCTTTTTCATTCTTTATCCCCTCTGCCCATCACAATGCAGGCTAAAAAGTACACGCAGAACGCTATGGCTATCAGCCCCAACGCTCCGTTCAAAGCACGCAAAAACTCAGCGATCTCGCTCATAGGTCAAAGTCTCCCCCGATAGCCACCATCTCGTCGATGTAGTTCTGATACAACGTGGCAAGGCGTACCTCTTCCTTGGTCGGCTTAAAGGCATTGGCGTCGGCGTCAAAGTCGGCACTCACCTTGTAGTAGACCGTTGCTGCCTTGAGCATTAAGAAAAACGCCTCCTGATGGGTCATGTTTTGGTTCATATTGCAGGCTCCTCGTAGCGATATTGAATAGCATAGCCCTCGTCTTTTAAGACTTTCAGGGTTGCTTTGGTCAGGGTCTTGCCGCCCTGAACCTTGCGGAACAATTCGGCGGTTGGGTTGGCAGGATAGAAGTGCTCCGTGCCGTAGTTAACCTTGACCATCACTCGGACAATCCCGTTCTCCACGGGTTTGTCTTTGCCCACGTGATTCTCGCGAATGGCGTGAACCTTGTCGTTTAAGGTAATGGACTTGGTTGGCTTGGGTACAAGGTTTGGTTTCACGATTTGGTCTACAAGTCGTTGGTGCTCCATCATGTGTACTAAGACTTGGGTCAGGTTCCCTTGGCTCATGGTCATGCTCCTCTTGGTTGTTTTGGGTTGGTGTCGAACAGGTCGGCAGGGTTGTGGATGTATTGGTAGGCTCCCTTGTTGTATGCGATAGCAACAAGGTGTTTTACAGGCTCGGTGATGTCCAAGTTCTGTTGGCACTCGAAGCATGTGGTCTTCTCTAGAACTACACGACGAAGGTCGATGGCTTGCTTGCAGATGCGGCAAGGCTTGGGGGGCAAAGTCGCGTAAGGATCTTTACGGACATTCCCGTGCGGCACGGTTTTGTCTGACATAGGGCAGGCTCCAATCTGAAAGTAGAACAATAGGTTGCGGACAAACTACGACTGATGAATCTATATTATAGCATGGTAAGTTTACAATGTCAAGTTACAGGAGCGTGTTTTGTTCCTAATGTTCGGAATGTTCTAAATTTTTAAATTTTTATAGAACAATAGAAATGGCTAGGGCAAGCCGTTTGAGGTGTATTGTTCTATTGTTCTTAATGTTCTTTAAATTATTATACGGGGGTATTTTTTGGTCTAGAATATTCGCACTTGCGGAGTGCCTCGAACAGGCATTGAAAAATATTTGCAGACGGTGCAAAAGTGCCAAAAACACGGAACAATAGAACATTCCTTTATAATCAAAGACTTACAATGGAACAATTACCTAGAACATTAAGAACATTCCGAACAATAGAGAAGTCCGTGAGTACTAACATAGGCTATGACGTTGCTTTGATGATCAAGGGAAGGCGGGGAGTGGGCGTGGGCTATTACGTTGGTTAAGAACTGGTCAGAAAAAAACTGGTCAGGCAAAGCCTGATTCCGCCCCAAACTGCTTGCGCAGTCCGAGGCGGTGGCTCTTAAAAATCAGCGGCGGCGGGAAGCCCGAATGCGCCCGGACATACTGCGATCACCGGACTTGCGCCATGCTTTAGTTTTACCTTTGGGTCGCTTAGACATAATCACACCTTTCTAGAGAATAGGGGCAAGCACCACGCTCGCCCCAAGGGTTTACTTACTTAAAGACTCCCACGCATCAATCGTGGACTTCAACAGAACCACATAATCGCCGATCAACTTCGGGTCATTTTTGCCCTTGAGATACTCCATGACCTTTTTATGCTGATCGTTCGCGGCATTGATCAACGGCTTCATCTGCGCGTCAATCGCGTCCTTCTCAACAACCGCGACAATCTTCTGAACTTTCTCAAGGGCTTTGGCGTGAGCCACACCGTCAGGTGTGCCAAGACCGTACGCCGCGAGAACCTCAGTCTGCAATTCAACCGCCGAACGACCCTGAGCCTGAGCAAGCGCCTTATCCTTTTCAGCCGCGCGTCTCTGCGCTTTTTCGACAGAATCGGACTTTGCCGACTTGGGCTTAGTCAGACCGTGAAACTCCCGCAAGAACTTAGAGACATCCTGCCAACGATCATTAGCCGCGCCGTCAGGATCAAGAGCGCCATTATCCCGCGCCCGAACCGATGCAACGGCCTCCCATTTCTTGCGAACAACCTCCCAAGAATCAAAATTGAGAACGCCGTCAGACTTGACCGCACCGAACACCGACGCGATTGAATCGCAGGACTTGCGGAAATCAAACGCCGAATCCATCGCCATCTCAGCCGCAACCGCAACGCGCTCGGACAACTCAGCAGACAGAACAAACACCGACGCGACAGCGTCAGCCACAACAGAAGGAACATTAGACATAATCAATCCAATCATAAAGAACCGGACAAAACCGCGTCACACGGGAATGTCCGCAATGGTCGCGCTGATCAATCGCCCCGCATCACCATGTACACATAATACCACAATCAGCGACAATGTGTTATTTTTTCGTGAGGATCCACGCCGAGCGCGAAGAACCACGCCGAGCGCAGACACGCCATGCGCAAGAATCAAACGCCAAAAAATAAAATCGAATCGACTACCGTCAACTCAATATCTCTACGATAGTTTTAGTAACCCTACCGGCAACTCAATCCTCCTACGTCTACCCCTACTACTCCGGTACCCCCATAAACATACTCGTACGTACAGTCTTACTACATACACAGTGTTTTGCACTGTCAATACCGCGTCCACAGAATGACCCTTAGTCACTGCGCGCAGCGTCTACCCCCACCCCCTAGGTAAATTTTGCCGCTAAGTTAGTTTTTGTATATACAGAAACACCCCCCGTACTTTTCCTAATGGGTCCCATACCCCCCGGGGGTATATAATTTTTTCGTGGGGGCGCCTCTTTTTGACGATGGGGGTTATCCAAGTCCCCCACACCTTTATTTTTTATGTGTTACATTTCGCATATCGAAGCCCCAAACTGCTTCTTACATGCCAACAATTAAAATTGTTCCGGATAACGCCAAACCGTTGCCGGATACACAAACTGACGACGCACCCCAAACAGTGCGCGAAGCGGTAGAGGTTTCCTCTACGACAGCCATGGTTCTTCAGGAACTAGGGATGGGCTTTGATATGACCGCTGAGGACGAAAAGGCGGCAAATAAACTATTTGAGGATCTCAGAAAGAACCCAAATTCAAAGCATCTCCCTGCAGAACTTAATAGCCCCGAGGTGGCGGCTAGGGTCGGTGGCATGCTTAAAGCCTATGATCACCAAGTGGTTGCAGATGCAGTCCAGTTACGGACAGTAATTACGAACAAACTAATCCTTTTGGCGGACTGTGGGGATACCAAGTACGAACTTAAGGCCCTAGAACTGCTGGGCAAGATCCAAGATGTGGGTCTCTTTTCAGAGAAATCCGAGGTTACAGTTATCCACAAGACTAGCGAGGATCTGGAAGAGGCCATTCGTAGCAAGGTTCGCCGCCTAATTCACAGCAATACGATAGACGTAGAGCCGCTAGTGGATGACCTAGAAGCCGAACTGGGTGTGAAAGAAATAGAAGCGCCCAAGGAAGAGGACGAGGATGCAAGCCCCAACCCTGTCTGAACTCAAATCTCTTTTGCAAATTTTGCCGCAACTCCCAGACGGAGAAAAGCGCAAGGTCTATCAGCAGTTAGAGGCTTACGAGCGTATGCAGGAGCAGGAAAAGGCCCGCAAGAACTTTATGGAGTTCGTTAGAAAGGTGTGGCCCACATTCATAGCAGGCAGGCACCATGCCAGAATGGCCCGGGCGTTCGAGCGGGTGGCTTGCGGAGAACTAAAGAGGCTCATTATTAATATGCCGCCACGGCACACCAAGTCAGAATTCGCCTCCTATCTACTTCCGGCGTGGTTTCTAGGTAATTACCCGCATAAAAAAGTCATTCAGACCAGCCACACTGCCGAGTTGGCGGTGGGTTTCGGGCGAAAAGTGAGGAACTTAGTTGATCAAGAGACCTATAGAAGCGTATTTCAAGGAGTTGAGTTACAGGCGGACTCTAAGGCTGCTGGCAGGTGGGCGACTAACGCTGGCGGAGACTATTTTGCTATCGGTGTTGGGGGTGCTGTTACCGGTAAAGGCGCGGATTTGCTCATTATTGACGACCCTCACTCGGAACAAGAAGCCGCCTTGGCGGAAATAAACCCAGATATTTACGATAAAACCTACGAGTGGTACACATCAGGCCCACGGCAGCGTCTCCAGCCGGGTGGATCCATCGTAGTGGTTATGACGCGGTGGAGTAAGAGAGATTTAACGGGGCAAGTGCTCAAGAGTGCCGCCCAAAGGGGTGGGGATGAGTGGGAAGTCATCGAATTTCCGGCTCTTTTACCGTCTGGGAACCCACTTTGGCCTGAGTTTTGGTCCCTAAAGGAACTTGCCGCACTAAAAGAAGAACTTCCTAATAGTAAGTGGCAGGCCCAGTACCAGCAAAACCCAGTTTCCGAGGCGTCCGCTATTGTAAAAAGGGAGTGGTGGCAGACTTGGGAGGAAGAAGACCCCCCGAACTGCGACTTTATCCTCCAAGCGTGGGATACGGCGTTCGAGAAAAGCAATCGAGCCGACTACTCAGCCGTGACGACGTGGGGGGTGTTTTATCACCCGGACGACAATGGGATAGCCCAGTCAAACATCATCTTGCTCAATGCATTTAGGGAGCGCATGGAGTTCCCAAGGCTCAAAAAGGAGGCCGTGGAGCAGTTTAAGGAGTGGGACCCGGACTCAATAATTATCGAGAAGAAGGCTTCCGGTGCCCCTCTAATATATGAGATGCGGGCAATGGGCATACCCGTGCAAGAGTTCACGCCCAGTAAAGGTAACGACAAGATCAGCCGGTTAAATGCTGTGTCAGACCTGTTCGCAAGTGGTAGAGTCTGGGCACCGAACACTCAGTGGGCTGAGGAGGTCATAGATGAGGTTGCATCTTTCCCGGCGGGCGAGCATGATGACTATGTTGACTCGGTATCCCTTGCGTTGATGAGGTTCCGCAAGGGCGGATATATACGGACTGCGCTGGATGAGCCAGATGAGCAGAAGTACTTCAGGCGCAAGGTAGAGGGATATTACTAAGGACAGACTATGGCAATTGACAAATCGTTGGCGCAAGCGCCGATGGGGATGGACCCAGAATTATTAAATCAGGAACCCGCTATTGAGATAGAGATCGAGGATCCTGAGAAAGTCACCATTGGTATGGGTGACATGGAAATTGAGATTGAGCCGAGCGAAGAGTCAGATGATGACTTCAACGCCAACCTTGCCGATGACATAGACGATGGGCAACTAACAGAGATAGCCGGAGACTTACTAGGCGACTTTGATGACGATCTCTCCAGCCGCAAGGACTGGATGCAGACTTATGTAGACGGACTAGAACTTCTAGGTCTAAAGATTGAAGACCGCACCGAGCCGTGGCCCGGAGCGTGTGGCGTGTACCACCCGATGCTAAGTGAAGCGTTGGTGAAGTTCCAAGCCGAGACCATGATGGAGACGTTCCCAGCCAAGGGTCCGGTACGCACACAGATTATTGGTAAAGAAACCCCGCAGAAAAAAGAAGCCGCTGTCCGCGTCCAAGATGATATGAACTATCAGTTGACTGACGTGATGACGGAGTATCGCCCTGAGCATGAGCGCATGTTGTGGGGCTTGGGTCTCTCGGGTAATGCGTTTAAGAAAGTATATTTTGATCCGTCGCTTAACCGACAGGTCTCTGTATTTGTCCCCGCCGAGGATGTTGTTGTCCCCTATGGCGCATCTGACTTGCAATCGTCATCACGTGTAACTCATGTAATGCGTAAGACGCCAAATGAGTTGCGCAAACTTATGGTGGCTGGGTTCTACCGTGACGTGGAGTTACCAGACCCACAGGATACGTTCGATGAGGTTGAGAAGAAGATCGCTGAGAAGATGGGGTTCCGTGCCTCAACGGATGACCGCTACAAGATATTGGAGATGCACGTTGACTTGGACCTTGAAGGCTATGAGGATACCGATGAAGACGGCGAGCCGACAGGCATTGCAATACCTTACGTCGTCACTATTGAGAAGCAAACTCAAACAATCTTAGCAATACGACGCAACTGGCACCCAGAAGATGAGACTAAACAGAAACGCAATCACTTCGTTCATTACGGATACATTCCGGGCTTTGGCTTCTACTGTTTTGGTCTCATTCATCTTATTGGTGCTTTTGCTAAGTCTGGCACTAGCCTTATTCGCCAATTGGTTGACGCTGGCACTCTTAGTAATTTGCCCGGTGGATTCAAGACCAAAGGTCTTAGAGTTAAC